CCGGCAGGCCGCGGGGGGGGGGCGTCTAAAGCCAAACGCAGGCCAGCTTCTCAGCGCGAGGCGCTACAGAGAAGCGGACGCCCATGAGGTCGCCAGGCGTGCGGGCGGCGCGGTACACACCAATCGCCTGCCGCACGTCCTCTTCGGCGACCTCAAGATCAGCGGCCATGTAGCCGATGAGCAAATCTCCGTCCTCCTCGGTCACGGGATATGCACCGGCAGCTGCCTTGCGGACATAGTCACGGTCCATCGCATCGATTGCCGTACGCGGATAGACGCGCAGCAAGGCGGACGCATAGTCCGCCACGAGCGGGGTGATCGGGTCACTGGCCAGCACTCCGGCCCACTTCGCACCGAACCCGGCGTCACCGGGGCGCGACAGGGCCAACTTGCCGAGGCACCTGTCAACGCATGGGTAGGAGGCTAGCGTCCGCGACAAGTCCGGGTAGACGCGAGAGTAAAACTCAACCCGTCCGTCGTACCACGTGTCGATCTTGATCGTCATTCCGAAAGCACTGCTGAGGCGCCTTACCTCCGCGCTCGCCCACTTCGGGATGACGCCGTCGTCACCACCAACCAGGCACACTCCATCCGCTAGGAAAGCCTTGGCGAACATGTATACCTGAACCTCGAGCATGCTTGGCCACACAGCCGACGTGGCCCGCAGGCCGGCAGACCGCAGCTTAGTGAGCGCGCAACCGGCAAGCGAGAAGACGAGGTTGATGATGGTATTCAGCCAAGTCGTCAACCGGGAGCCACTGATGTTCCCACCCGAGGTGCGAAATCGCACCTTCTCCGCTCCGAGACTGGCATAAATACTGACGACGTGCTCAGATTCGACCAGCGCGCGTAACGCGGCTGCGTCGGACCCAGAGAACATTGACACGAGGATATCGTCGCTGATCAACTCGCGCAATAAGATCGACACTGTGTCGTCCATGGCAGTATAGTCGCTACCACAGAGTTCCGCCCTAGCGTGGATCTCCCGCAACGTACGCGCGAGCTCCACTGGGCTCTTCCCGGGGGCCCACGCTGAAATCAGGCGCTTCACACGCGCCTCAACGGGGTACATGAACCGGGACAACTCTATGGTGTGCTCCGTTGGGCAGAGCACGATCTTCCGCCCCTTGGCGGCATTGAGGGTCTCCCCCTTCGGGTTGACCCTGACACGTAGCTTGGCTTCGGTGACCGCGCCATTGTTGAACAGCACATCGTTCCGCGCCCGCTGCAATGGTAAGCGCTGTATCTCACGGACCTCCTCCGCCGTGAGGGGCACAAGCGGCCCCTCGCTGGTGAGCAGGTCCCGGATGGCGCGCGCAGCGGCCTTCACGGCGATGAGGTCCGTCGCTCGGACGTCGTCGGCCCCCACGCGGTTGATACGCTGTTGCATGCCCTTCACGGACACGAAGAGACTCGCCATCAAATCGGCACTCGCGACAGCCGGGGCCACCGGGCAGGGCACAGTAGTGCCCCGCCTCCCTGGCTCCGGGTCGTACCCGCTGACGAGAGGAATGAAAGCGCCGGACTCGGACCCGCTCGAGTGCAAGCAATTTACAGCACTCATGAGCAGAACGCGTGCGGCCTGGTCGTCCGGCGGGATGCCGATGCTCTTCGCGTGGGCCTGCAGGTAGTACACAGTGAGGTGTGGGACTCCGCCCTTGGCGTCGTCCCGTGCCTTCTTCTGCAGGCTCACGAACTGCGACTCTGGCACGTTAAGACATGTGCCATCGCGGACAGCCTCGTAGCGCAAGCTGTAGAACCCTGGCTCCCCGGGCGGCCGCACGAGGGCGGCCACCACGGGGGCGTCGGGCGGTCCAATTACCTCGACCCCGACATGTCGTCGTACCTGGTTGAAGCGCAGCCCTGCCGCCGCGGCAAGCCGCCTAAACGAATATGGCGACAACGCCTCCCACGATACCGTGGGGCAAAGTACGACGATGCACCGTGTGCTATCGGACGGGGACGGGATTCGCTCGATATCGTACAAAACCCGCCCGATGAGAACGTTTTCTCCCGACCAGTCCCAAAGGGCATGATGGTACTCCCGGCCACCGCGCACGGACTCGTGAAACACCCCATCACGGTCGATGTACCAAGTCGCCTGCCCCGAACGCCCAGCCACCGCGTTGGGAACAACGGTGTAGAACGCAATCGGGTGGCCCTCGAA